TAACTTGCCCTTTTTCTCAGTTACCTTCATACCAGCAGATTCAGTTTGCTTTTTAAGGTCTTTGTATTTTTGAGCAACAGTTAACTTTTTCATTTCTTTCCCTTATTCCTAGCGGATATTGCTGCTGCTTTACGTTTAGCATCAGCCTTCGAACTAGCACCCCAGGCTTGCAGGGATAATAGTAATCTTGTTGGCTCACCATTAGGCTTACGTTCTGGCCCTGGCATACCACCCATACGGGCCAAGAATGAGGCTCTACGGGGGTTATCACCGCTCTTTACAGGTGCCTTGAGGGTTCCACCCTTATAGGATGCTCTGCCCTTTGCATTTAGCCCGCCCTTAGGATTCTTGCCTTCTTTACGTGTCCACGCTGCTGTCATTTTTTACCCCTTGCAACCGCCGCATTATCTACAAGATTTGGATAAGGTCTACCAGCAGCCTTGGCTCTAGCCTTAGCAGCAGACTTTTGTGCTGGTGTTAATTTACTTGATGTTTTCTTGGGATTCTTTTTGTCCCAAAATGCTACCTTCTTTTTCACTTAATCCCCTTAATTATATTTCCAGTCTTAGGGTCTCTCTGTACTTTAACAGTTCCATCCTTACGCAAGGTAAGGATGAGACCATCCCGCATGATAGTTTTATTAAAACCATCACTGCGTACAAATTGACCCGATGACATTATTTCTTTTTCCCTACGCCCGAAATTTTCTTTAAACGTGGGTTAGCTTTAATTGCAGCAGGTGATGCTTTACGTGCACCTGATGCTAAGATTGCTCCAGCGGCTTTCATTGATACACCCTGTTTTTTAGCAATAGATTTTTGTGCAGATTTAAACCCAGGATGTTTTTTCATTAATTACCTCTATTGATATGAGTACTGGTGCGAACCTCTGGTAAAAACATTCCTGGGTATTTTGCCTCAAGTGCTTTCTTAGCATCAAGATTTGCCTTAGCAACAGCCTCAGGACGTATTGATTTTTGATATGCATCAATTGCATCTTTACCTTTTAGTACACCAGCTTTTGATGTTGGTTTAGGTGTAGGCATTTATTTCTTCTTTCCCATTTTCTTAATAACCATTTTCTTACCAGTCTTCTTGGCTTCTTTCTTGGCCATAGCCATGCCCTTTGGGCCGTATGAGAATTCTTTCTTTCCAACCATTGGCATTATTTCTTGCCCTTCTTCTTAAGCATTTTCATACCTGCTTTAAGCTCTTTAGCTTTTTCTTTCTTAGGCTCTGCCTTCTCGGCCATAGCATAAGCTTTCTTTTTCATTGCCATCTTTGCCATTATATTTGTCCTATCTCTTTGAGTACTTCTGCGGATTTTTTATTTATATCTTTTGCTTTAGGCATAGTCTCTGCATTGTAGGCTTTACCTAAAGTTTCTGATGCTTCGTGCGCTGAGATTATATCCTTCATTTTGGTACCAGCAGGTTGTATCCCCTGTGCCCTGGCGTCTCTATAAGCTTGCAACTCTGAGTTCCATTTTTTGTCTGGTATATCCCGAGCTGCATCTCCAGAATTCATTTGAAGTCCTAAACCCTTGCATCCAAAGCAACCCTCAATTGGTTCAGGGTGATGCTCCCAATGTTTCATACGTCCCTATTCTACTGTAAAGTTGTCCGCTGTTATTCCTATACCAGCCGCTATCATTGCCGTTCTGATAGCATCGGTAATTCCAGTGTGTATAAGACCACCCATGTAATAGGCAGTATAAGTTTCTAAATCATCTTGTGCCGGATACTGAGTCAATGAATAAACACCAGCATTATTAATAACTGTATAGCCCTTATCTCTTTGGGCAAAGAATTGGAACAGTCTATGGTTACCTATTAGTCCTTGTTGAAGGATAGGGGTAAGAAATGTATATGTTGCCATTGTTCTCCTTTAATGAATTCACTGTAAGGCTAGAGTTTCCCCTAGCCCTACCGTCAATCAATTAAGATGCGATTGATGAACCAGACTCAATGCGGTATAAAGCTGCTTCGCGGTAACGCTTGAAGCCTAATACGCCGTACCAGCCCATTGGGCGGAAACGCATAAGTTGGTCAATAACTGGACCGATAACTACATGTGGCTCTTCAGCAACGGCTTCTGCCATTGCTTGCTGACCAGCAAGAATTGTACGGTAGTTACGTGCAGATGATGCACCGTCTGTAGCATTGTACAAACGAGCAGACTCTACGAAATAAGCACCCTCATAGGTACCAATTTCTCCTGCCCAGATACGGTCTTGTGCAGAGCCGTATTGGTTAGGAAGTAACCATCCTGATGAACCAGTCTCAGCACGAAGGTCGTGTGAAACCTCTGGGTGGATTCCACACCAGTATAGTGAACCCTTACGGGCTACAGACTTACCAGAACGTAACTTAGCAACAGCCTTACGAAGGTTTGCTGAAGAAATAGTTGCTGCTGCTGTAATGGTTGCAGTAGATGTTGCAGTTGCGCCTGCATAAATTACGTTGCTTCCGCCACGTAGCTCTGTCATAGCGACAGAGTCGATGGAATCTGCAAGGTTGAATGCAATGATGTTAGCAATTGCTGGGTCTACATCAGCAAGGCTGAAGAGTTCCAATGCACGTGTAACAAGCACTGAGTTACCGTACTCTGCAAGAGTAATGGTAACTGATGTTGGGGTACCAAGTGCAACAGAGTCACGCTCTGTTGACTCAGTTAACGCAGTTGCCTGCGTTGCTAAATCTGCGTATAATTGTAGAACTACGGTTGAGCCAGGAATTGCCTGTTTTGCAGGACGCTTGTCAGCGACACTACGAATTAGGGGTTCTGAACGCAACGCAAATTCTAACAGTCGGTCATACGCTGTCTGTACTAAACCAGCTCCACCAGCGGTTCCGCCGAGGGTGCTTGAGCCTGTACTTGAATAGGCATTAGCCATTGTTCACCTCCAAGGTGATTTAAGAATTACTATGGATATTAATTGCCTTGAATTAGTTGAGTAAGTTCTTCTGCGTTAGCCGCATTTAAAACTCTGTTCAATAAGTCTTGGGCTTTGTCAGGGGTTGTACCTAACTGAGTAACTACATCTTGCTGCCGTAAGGCTGCTCGATTAAGTTCTTGTTCTTGGTTTACCTCAGGCTCCTTTGTTAATCCAAACAAGTCGCCGTTATCATCAAGCCAGTTATTAACCGACTCTTCGTTAACGTCTTCTAAGTCTTTAAGGATTAAACGTTGTGCCTTTGGATTGACACCCTTCTTGTCTAGGACATCTTTGACTATACGCTCACGCTGCGACTTGGATAATCCCTCAAGTTGCTCAGTAAGTTCTTTGATACGTTTCTCATCATTACGCTTAGCTTTCCGCAATTTTTTAAGTAAATCACTTCCATCTAATTGTGTTTCAGTTTCGGTATCTTGGTCGTCTTCGTCTTCATCCCAGTAGTTGTTGCTCATAGCAACCCACCCTTCTATTCGTTGTAGTCGCAAGCCTCAGGTTCCAATCGGGGAATCGGTCTGGCTCTTGCTATCGGTCTAATACGCTATGTGAGGCCGATGGATTCACATAGGATTCTATTTAGAACTGTCCGCCGCTAGATGACTTTCTTAACATTTGAGTACTTAGGCCGGCAGAACCAACTCCAGCTGAGCCACCAAATTGGGCTGACTCAAGAGCGGCTAATTGTTTACGCTTACGCTCAGCAGATGCATTACCTTTAAAGACTTCTTCTTCAGCTGTCTTTTGTGTGTAATTAATCTTTGCTTCACCATAAATATCACTTAACTTTGTAGCTTCTGGAAGCATTGCACCAATGGTTGAATAACCTTTAATTGCTGCAGCACGGTCAATACCATACTTAGCTAAATCAGTAGCACTGGTTACATTAGTATCTAACTTTTGAGCAACAGCAGCAGCACCAATCTCAGCTGATGTTACTTTCTCTTGTAACTGTGGCAGTGTTTCTTTAGGGTCTAAAAAGTATTTAACTAAATCTGTTTCTGTAATACCAGGATAAAATTCTTTAAGCTGTGCTTTAATAGCAGGGTCAGCATTATTAACTCTATCTACTACTGTAGATATTCTGCTCTTTAATTCTACTGCTGATATGTCTCCGCCAATAACATCGGCTAACTTAGATTGGCGTGCTTCTCTTGTCTTGCCAAAGTAATCTCCTAAGCCATATTGATTCATGACTTGATTGTATGTATCTTCAACACCTAGATACTCAGCCTCAGATAAAGCATTTAATCCAGAAGCTAGACGCAATTCATTACCTTTGAATCTAGCTTTATATGCTGGTTCTTGTTTAATCTGCAACTTAGCTTGTTCAGGTCCAAGACCTGAAAGCATGTAACCTTTTATAACAGGAGCAAGGGAGCTTAGTCCATAACTATTTAAAGTATCTTCAAGGATAGCATAAGCATCCTTATTGAGTTTGTCTTCGTTAAGTTTAGCCTGTTCTGCTTTAAGTCTTGCAGCTATTTGTTCTGCAGTCTCAGGTTTTGTGCCACCAAAAGTTTCAACTGTTACATTAGGAGAAGGTACATTACCGCTCTTGGTTACAACATCAACGTATTGAGCATATTTTTGTTCAGGTGTGAAACTAGAAGACTTATTAATTTCACTTCCATATTCATCAGTAACCGGTCTTGCCATTAGCGCACCAACCCAAATGAAGATAAGATAGAGTTGACATAACCAGATGCTTCTTCTTTAGCATTCTTAGTCTTAGCCCATCTAGGGTCTTTGCGTAATGATAATTGAAAGTCATTTAAATTCATTGAACCTTCTTGTCCGCCATTTTTAAGAGCATTCTGTATATGAGTATCTTTAGTAATGTCAATAGAGTTATCTGGTAACTCAAGAGTTTGACCCATGTAATATGCATACTGGTCGGCAAGACTGCTTACCTTTACACCGCTATCAATTAACTTATTTAGATTAGGGTACATAGTCTTAGCCATAGTTTTAATAGCTAACTCTTCAGCATCAAGGGTTCCAGTTGTAAGGGTTCCACCTGACTGGTAGTTACTTAGTATGTTTTTCTTAGCCATATCAGGACTGTAAGCTAAGCCATAATTTCTAGCTGTAGCTTGTAGTTTAGATATGTATGTACCTAACAAACCACCTGACTTAAGGAGTTCATCACCAGTCATAAGGTCAGCAGCAGGACGTAATACATCGCCCATGATTCTCTGACGGTCTACTGAGGTTAACCCACGACCTACTGATGTAGTACCGGATTCTCCAGTAGTTTTAGAAACTCCAACACTCTCTTCTTTTCTTACTCTATTATAAAAATCTTTCTTCTCTTCAAGAGTAGCTTTACGACCTAATTGCTGAACAAAGAAGTCATCTAATTCCTGTGATGCTTGAGTCCTTGTAGATAAAGCACGGTCTACTGTAGTAACAGAGCTTCCGGTTCCACCTGTCCATTTACTTAAAGGTATAAGACCTTGACTAGGATTAGTTGTATAATTGGCAACAACACCTGTACCATAATCAATTAAATACTTATTAAGAGCTGCTATCCTATCTGTAGGATTAGCATTCTTTTTAATTTTTAATTTGTTTAATATTGATTGATAATATTCAGGGTTATTATTAAAGTCTTTTTGATATTTTTCTAATATCTTTCCCAATGAATCACTGATGGTAAAGTTAACACCATTTGGGTCTACGTAAACATAACCTTGAACTAAAGTTTTATTATCTTGGCTACTTGGTGTTTGTAGAATAGGCTTACCTGTTGCATCTGGTTTTACAAATGACCTGCCACCAACACCAACTCCACCAAATTCAGCAATTAAATCCGACTCTTGGTTTAAACCATAATCAAAAACCATTATTAGTTAGCCTTTCTAAGTGCTACATACGTATCTCGTGAATAGAAATCAAGTATTGGTTGCAATACAGCCCTGTATGCTTCATACATAACAAGGTCTCCAGTCCTTAAATCATTAAGAAGTCTTTCAATTTCATACTTCCTTTGACGTTTAATCTCAGTAAAGTTAGGTAACATTTTAAACTCTTGGTCAGTAGAAAGAGCCACAAATTGTTCAACTTCATTAACTGCTGCTCTCATCTTAACCCGTGTGATATCTGGTATAGGAGTGTTAGCATCAGATAGTAATGTTGATAGATTTTCTAGCATTATCTTCTCTGAAGGGAAGTTGTTCTTGCTTTGTAAAGCTTCCAATAAGTATGGATTAGAGTTTAATAAAGCCTGACGTTGTGCTGTTGAGGCAGTAATAATAGACTGACGTAAAGTAATGTCAGGTGTATTAGCTAAAGCTTCATCTTCTTTACGAGCAATGTTAAAGTAAGCAGCCTTATCTTCGGCTACCAATACTCTCTCTAGATATACTTCTAAATCAGGCTGACCCAATAAGTCTTGTGATTCCAACCAGTTGTATACCGCAGGATTGAACTCTCCCACCTTTGGTGCAAAGATATAAGCAGTCTCACCATATGTATTTATAAAGTCTTTATTACTTAGAGCCCAGTCTTTAACTTCCTGAGTTTTATTAATTAAAATGTTTGTTTGCTTATCATTTCTAGATGCTAGATAGATACTCTTCTTTGGATTATTAGCCACAAAGATAGCAGTAGCAAGAGCATAAGCATCTTGAATATCGGTACCATATGTTTGCTTTATACCATCTAAGATGTCATAGAATTCACTACGTAGACTAGTTATACCAATCTGTTTGTAGTAATCCGGCACACCTTTGCTCTCCTGTAAGGCAGCAGAAGCAGGTGAGAACATGCCCAAGAAGCCACGCATAAATAGTAAGTTGCTTGTTGATATGCTTATTGCTTTTAAGTAATCATTACGCTCTTGAGGTGTAGGATTCTCTGGTAATGGTTGATTGCCATATGCCTGCATATAAGATATAGCCTGCATAGCAGCACTTTTTTCTTCACGACTCTTGTGTTCTATGTCAGTAATACCAAAAACTTCTTGTGCTGGTTTACTTAATCTAATAGCATTCTCAATATATAAAGGTACGATAGCGCTACGGAAACTCATAGTTTCACCAAAGCTGCCTAGTGTAGCCTTCTTAAAATCTTCACCTAAGTTAGCTGTAAAAGCATTACCATACTTACCTAATAATCCATCTATTGCAAGTATAGTTACCGAAGCAGCAGGTGAGGAGAAAGTAGGTATGCCAGAATCAGGTGAAAAGGATGGGTTAAGCATCTGTAACTTCACTTTAAAGTTATCAAATTGAGGTACTTTAAATTGGTTATCACCAGATAGTTTACGCACTACTGGCTCAACTGCACCATTGATAATAGCATCTGTTGGGAAGATAAAGTATTCAACACCGTCTTGGTCTCTATGTATACCACCAGAAGACTGCAAACCTTGATGTAATAATCGCATGCGATACGCAGTTTGGACTGGCTTATCACGTAGCATACGATAGTAACGACGATAGAAGTCCTCAGTTGCACGATAGAATCTGCCTACGTGTCTAACAGACATAGAGAAATTGCTTCTAATAACAGGGTTATCTATGTACTTTAATATTGTATATATAGCATCATTATGTGCTAATTCAGTGTATCTCTTACGTGCTAAATCTTCGGCAATTTCTTTAGCTTTGCTATTGAATGGGTCTTGCTCTAGGAGCCTAGCTTCTTGTTGTTTAGCAAATAATCTTTCTTGATTTCTATAAGATTGACGTAAGTTAACGTATGTATAAACTAAAGCTGGTTGGCTAAACAAGCCGGTTGCTTCACGGTCTGCTTGCTCATAAACAGCATTGCCAAACTTTCTAAGGTTTCCTTCCATATCTTTTTCAATGAAATTGATACGTGTATTAACTTCACCGCTTGGGTGCATATTAACCGTAACTTTTTCAAAGTCAGAGAACTCAATACTAGATACAGCTTTTTCCCATGCATCAGAGGGGATACGCTTAGAACGTTTAGCCGCTGCTTCTGTAATATCAAAGTGCTTCTCTTTAACTAGGTTCATTAACTCTTGATTAAATGAGTTGGCACCACCATGGAAAGCAACCTGCATATCAGCTAACATATTATCTACAAGGACAAGGGCTATCTTTTCTTCAGGTAAACCCTTTTCACGAGAGGCAACTGTATCGCCAAACTTATTATTAAATCGTTTTAACAAATCTGCATCAAATACTTTTAGTGATATACCAGGCTTAATAAGAGCCATGTTGGTCAAATACTCTTTAACTGCCCTTGCACCAGCTGGAGATATATCCCTACTGCCAATACCAGCAAAATCTCTATAAGCAGGAATCGTATCTGATTGTGACCAAGTACCATCTACCCATGTAAACCATTTATTAACATTCATATCAAATACGTGGACTGGCTTATTAAGCTCAATACCAGCATAAACAGCCCAAGCTGTTCCACCTTGGACAACATTGTTATCAATGCGACCTATGGCAACAACAGCCTCAGAGTCTTTTACTTGATAGTAATTTCTACGCAATAAATTAGCTACATATTTATTAGTTGGCGGGAAGGCTCTCTTTAAATACTTTTCATTTACAGTTTTCATTAAGTCATCAGCAACTTCAAGTTCTTGCTGTGTGTGAATAACTTGAGTACCAGAACCAGGTTGAATCTTATGGCCATCAAATGAATGAGCTTTAACATTCATTCCAAATACTGCGCCTTCACGACCGAATACAGTATCCGCGCCTAATGCTCCACCAGAATTAATAGTTCTATTGGCTAGTTGAATAGCCTGGTCTTCTTCTGAATAGTAATTAACGCCAACTTGCTTAAGGATAGAGCGTCTAGCTCTCTCAATATCCTTGGTATCTCTTAATCCATTGTGCATAAAGAATGCTGATACAGGACTAAAGAACTTATAGTCAGCGAGTTTAATTGTATTAAATGCAAAACGTAATGCCCAGTTATCAAAATGCGCTAATGCAGGGAATTTTTGGTTTATCTTAGCAAGGTCTCTAGTAGAAACAGGTTCCCATTTTCTACCTAATTTTAAACCAGCTTCTTCAACAGCTCTAGTTACTGTAGATTCAGGAAGAGTTAAGTTTTTAAATTCATCATCAAATCTACCGCTTAGGTTTGACTTAGCACTAACACTTCTTTGCATTGCGTCAATAGTGTCTGGCTGGTACACCAATAAATCCATAATATCTTGTTTAGATTCGTCAGTTTGGCCTTTAAATATAATATCATAAGCACGCTTACCAGTTTCTTGTCTAATCAAGATATCACTAACCTCTTGCATTGGTACATCGTAGCCAAGTTTTTCAGACAAATCTTTTTGCAAATCTTTTACAATATCTAAACGGTCACCCTTGGTAATACGTTCCTCTAAACCACCATTAAGGAATAGTTTATTAAACAAACGTTTGTATGGACCAACAGCTGCCTTAGAGCCAGTAGCAACAGTAAGAACTTTGCCTAGTTTTCTTGATTCTCCAATTGCAAAGTCTTTAATTGCATTAGCAGGAGCAGTAAATGCATAAAACATAAAGTGGTCTATAGATGTTCGTAAACCTTGTTTAATACCTAGGGTAAGAACAGCCCAAGAATCTACAATTGCACGCATATAATAGTTTCTGTGCATGCCTTCAAATAAAGAAGGTATGCCATTTCTTACAGTAAAGTGACCAGCCTCGTCTTTCATGCCAAGCATTGCCTTTGTAGCAGCAATTTCTTCAAAAGGTAAAGGAGCAATCATCCCAGCTGCTTGAAATCCATGGGTAATACCACGGTTTCTTAAATATGGGACACCATTTTCTACTTCAATTGCACTAGGGTCCATCATATCTGCTAAATCTCTACGTATTTCTACTCTAGATGTAACACCAAAGCCAGCATGGTTATTAAATGTTTTGTCTAATATTTTTTGTGTGTAATCTTTACCGCCAGGTAGTCCTTCAAAGCCTTGTTTCTGAAAATATGCAGCATAAAGATTACGGATAGCTACTACTTGCTGAGCAGAATCTGAATCTAAATAATTTAATGCCCATGTATCTGCAAAATCTCTGTCTATTACTAAAGAAGCCAAATTTCTAAATTCAGAAACAGTAAGAACAGCGTCATCACCATATCTAATACCACTAGTAGGACTTCTGCCAGCTGCTCTGCCTATTTTAAATGCTAATTTACGTGTTTTAGATATGTCATTTTCAATATCTACCAGTTTTTTTATGTTTGGGTTAACGCCAACATCAGCACCTTCACCTAAACTTGTAAGAATTTCCCAACCACGCTCATGGGCAGCAGTAGCTTTCTCAATTGTGTCCCTTGTAGCAATGTTTCCTACCGTTGGGTTGAATATTGCATCTACCTTACGAGCAACTCCTGATGTAAAATGACGAGACGCACGTGCAGTAGCTATGCCATTACGGTAAAAGGTAGTACCGTCTAGTCTTCCACCAAGTAAATATCTTACATTATTTGCGGTAGTAAAAAATTTTTCAGCAGATGCAGCATCAAATACATTATTTTTTGAATATAATTTAAATACTTCAAGGTCATTAAATTCCGGGTAAGCAAGTCTAAAGTTTCTAAAAATTACTGCCTTAGCTGTGTTACCTTCAGCCTCATTAAATGCTTTAACTACTGGGCCAACTTCATTTTGCCACAAGCTAAATACATCTGGTCTTTGGAAAGTTTCACGAACAGTAAGGTTTAATTCTTCTGGTTTAGCCGCTAATATTTTATCAGCTAATACTCTACCTTTATTGCCTTGTCCGGCAACAAGAAAGCCAGCTTCATCGGCTCCTCTTGCAATAGCAGCTCTGGCTAACCTAGGACCAAGTATAGGTATCTTACTAAGACCTAATGATAGGTAAGTATCAGGAGAAATTATTACTTGATAAATAGCATCAATCACGCCAGATTGTTTAGCCATTACCTTAGCCTTGTAAGCTTCGTTTGCAACTTTAGCTTCTGCGGATTGACCAGGAATTTCAAATGGTCTACCAAAAGCAGAGAACCATAATGTTGAAAGTACTGGATGTTTTTCATCGTATGCCATACGCACAATTGAACGCCCAGGAGAAAATCTTGCTAATTTTGTTTCTTTAAGAATAGGTTCAAACTTGTCTGGGTCATCTAATGAATCAGCAAGTGCTTGTGTTATTTCTGCATCTACCTTACCCCAGCTTTTAACAATCTCACCTGGAGTTTTGCCAGAAGCAATACCCATTGCAACTGCAGCATTAGCCTTGCCATATTTTTCTTCAAGGTTTTTAACATCATTTGGGTTATAAAAGTCTTTACCCTTATAAGCATCTGACCAAGTGTTTTGAGAAAATACAGGTTTATCTAAAGTAGTAGCCTCAAAACCTACACGAACTGGCGTATTAAGTGTTTTACCGTATTTTTCTAAAGCTGAGAATGTACCAAGAAAAGGAGAACCAAAAAACTTGTAAGGAACACTAACTACCTTACCTGCAATATTTAAAGCTTTGCCTGCTAGTCCTTGTTCAGGCTTAGAGTATTCTTCATTTGGAAACAGAACTCTAACATCTTTTTTAGCATTATCAGTTAGGTTGTCAAAATCTTCTTTAGCTTTATCAGGAGATAGTTTGCTTAATCTCAAACCTTCTTGATATGCATAAGAGAGTTGTGTAACCATACCGTTTTCTTCAGGCGAAAGGTTAGCTGAGGCAACTGCATTATATAAACCTTGAGATGTTTGAGCTACTACTGGATTCGGTAGTTTAGGCATTAGTAACCGCTATCTAGTAACCTGCGATAGATAAGTTCTGTGTCTCCTGAGTCATCATACTGAGCAAGTCTGCCAAGGATGTTAGTAATATTAATTTGAGGAGATGGCATATTGATTAAAGCCTCTGAACCAGGGCCAGCACCAAAGTCAACACCAGCTGTAATAGGCTCTTGAGGACGGCTTGTAGGCGCTGTTAATGGCACTATAGGAGATGGCGTAGAAGGTATATCTGTACCTTGCATAGGAGCACCAGATTGTTGTTCCATATTTCCACCCATGCCGTATCTCATACCAGCCATGTACCTAGGAGCTTGAGTCATACCTTCGGTTGCACCACCATCAGTACGCTTTGACAAAGCGCCTGGACCTGATACAGGTGCTGGATTACTAGGTTGACGATATCCGCCACGTCCATTTGCCATTTATACTCCTACTTAGTAAATTGAGTTTTGATATTAACTGTTCCACCGCACCAAATATTATATTGGATTGCTGCATTAACTGCTTTCTTTGCCGCACTTGTTGCTTTAGCATGTGTCTTAGTTTCAAATTCCATTGCAACTAATGCACCAAGAGCTAGTCCACCGCCTGAACCAATTCCGTAAAATCCTCTATCGTCTCGCATATATCCATAGTCATCACTAACTTGATATAACTTTCCATTAAAACAAATTAACGCATCCCATCCAGCATCATCATCATTCTTGCCTTTAGGTGCTGGGTCATAGCCTGCTTCATTTAATGTTTGCTTAATAGATGGTAAAACTCTAATCATCATAAATCTATCTGGGTCTTGAGTCTTAATTACTTTAGGTGGTTGCCATAAGTTATTAAGGATATCTCCTGCTATAGCATCACCTGCTACTGCAATTAGATACTCACCAATTTTAACTATCTTGTCGCAACCCTTTGCTACATACGGTCTATCTGTATATGTAGTCATAGAATCTGCTGCTAGGACAGCCCAACCTTTGCCTTGAATTCCAACAATAGCCGTCACTATTCCCCCAAATTATCTTCTGTTTACTGTCCTTACACTTGCGTTAGTTCTTCCAGCCATATTTAAATTACTTAATAAACTTTGTAGTTCTGGCTTTTGTTGTGCCTGAGCTTGTACTTGTTGTTCTGGTTGTGAGCCTCCAACTGGAGCGCCGGGAGCAGAGGGGACGGACGGCTGCTCGACCGATGGTGCGCCACCAGCTGGAGGATTCTCGATTGCAAATACCTCACTAATGGCATCTTCAATTGCTATGCCTTTTTGACGTTGCCTAATGACTTCAGCTATCTTGTTAACAATGTTGCTGGGGTCACCGCCCTGAGCAGCGATTTGAGGTATTGCTTGTGCATAAGCTTGCAGTGAACCAATCAATGCAGCCCGCATATCTTCTGTTTCAATACGCTCTTGTTCTAAGGTGACGTTGACGTTAAATGGCAACTCACGCATAGCCATATCTTTAGAGATAAGCTTTC